TTAAAGCACCCTGGCGTGGATATAGCACATGACCTACCCCAATCGTCCACAACTTAGCTGGACAGCGGTATGGCTTCTGGCGAACACCCTCATGGTGCTTAATCATTTTGATGGCTTTATCGCTTACTTTCACTTCTTAAATGCCTGTGTTCCGAACCAAAAGGAAACAATACTTGCCCAAATAATCTGGGTCTCGTCATCCCATAGTAGGTTTAGGGCTACGTCAAATGGCACTTCTCGGTGGAACGCAAACCAGAACCCAAACAGTTCTACAAACATAAACATGATGAACATACCGTAGGTAATGGCTGGTCTAACCATTGCCCGTGAATTTGTAACCCACTGGGAAGCGCCCCTGCCAATCTCGATGTCGTGAGCATACAAAGACGCTCTTTCTTGAGCTTGGGTCTGCATCTCAATCTGCTGGGTCTTAATCTCTTCTACATGGGCTTGGGCTTGAAAGCCTCTCTCCATCATCTGGAGTTCCCGTTCTGTCTGCAAACGAGCCATATCCATCTCATGCTTCTTGTCGGATTTATCTTGGAAAAACCCTAGTAGGCTAGGTAGTCCGCCAGACAGGAATGATATAAGGGTAGTAAATAAGGTAATCATTTCTTTCCTCTTTCTTCAAGGAGTTTGACCCGCACATGCAGGTCGTGGAGTTCTTTGTACAGTTCTTCACGCATCTTGGCTCTACGCTCGGCTGAAATCGGGCTATCCGTTGGGATGCCTTCCGAGGTAATCAACGCTGGCATTTTGCCTTCAATCTGGGTCAGGCGGGTCTGAAATGAAGATACTTGACCGAGTAGCCACGCTATACAGGCAACAATGATTGGGATCACTGCCTTTAGTACATCTTGCATATTCATTTTTTACTCCCCCATACAATAAAATAAGCAATCCAGCCTGCCGCCATAAAGCACCAGAACTGCACCCATTTAACCTTTGATAACTCTGCATCAAAGTACTTCTTGTCTTCTTTCTCAAGCCGCTCAATCTCGGTCTTGATGTCTAGCACCTTTTGCCACTCTTTGGTGCCGTGCTGCTTTATAAAGTCTACCCTTAGTTTGTACTCTTCATCGCTTATTTTTTTGCGGTGTTTGTACTCTTCAAGGGCTTTAAATATTGCCCGTTCTTTCTTTAACTCTGCTTCTCTGCGCTCACGGATCTTGGCATTTGCCCGTTCTTTTGCTACGTCTACCGCTTCTTTTTGAACATCCTCGATGTTCTTGCCAATCTCTCGACCAGCTTCCCGTCCAGTTTTTATCCCTTCACTAATGCCTTTAGCACCAGCAGATAACCCCAGTTCGTCTGCCATGATTCAATTTAAAATACCTTTCCGCCAGCGGCAGGAACAGACGTAGCGTGAATTGATATATGCTGTCTAAGGTTTAAAGGAGCGTTACAGTCTGAGCAGACATCGGCTTGCAATTCGGCTTCATCCAAGTCGTAACCACACGCCGAACACACCACTTCTATTTCGTGGTGCGGCTCAATTAAACCGTTTGCTAAAGTTCTAGCTTCTATAGTCTGTTTCATATTAGTTCCTTATATAAACCAAGTCACAATAGAATATCGTGTACCGTTTGTTACGGGCATTACTTCATGGGGGTACATAAAGTTTGAGGGAAACATAACGGCTGACCCTTTCTTTAATTTATATACTAGCTCACGACCAAAAAACGCAAATTCTCCGCCTTCATAGTCGTCATTAAGCATAAACGAACAAGATACAGCACGGGGGCAATCTTTAAACGAGTCAGTATGGGTATTATAAAAACCGCCTACTTCATACTTAAGTAAATCGTATCCCGAATCTTGTTCTATATTGCAATGCAAAAACTGTTTGTTATATTCTTGTATAGCTTTTGCAGCGCAAGTAAATAATTCTTGGTCTAGCTTTTGTCTTGTTTCTTTATTTTTTTCTATGATGTTACTAAAAGAAATACCAATCGTTTGACAATTACGAACGTTTAAATTTTCTCCATTTTTTACAACTGCGTTAACCCAATCATTGCTGTTTGTATACTCGACAAGAATAGCATCACATAGTTCTAAAGGAACTACATTAGGCACAACAAAAATATAGTCTTTTAGTTCTTTCATTGTTTTTTATCAAAATATGCCCAAGCATTTGGACCATTACTACGTACATAATGTAAAAATACTTGGCTGTAATATTGTCCAGTAAATTTTTCACGCCAATGTTCGGCAGTGCAACCAAGATAAACAACTGCATCACCGGGATTTAATTCAAATGATATTTCTTCACCAGAAGGTTTTTTAATAAATATAGGCCATTTTGTATCACCGCCAAGATGCACAGTTAAACTAATTTCACAAGCAGGTCTGTCTAGGTGCCGTATAAGTTGGCTTTCTGGACCATAAATTATGCAAAAAGAATACGTTGGTAGAACAGACTCTTCTATTAAATTACTTACTTCGTTTCTTTTTTCACAAAGAAGTTCTAAAAAAGGCATAGCATCTTGGTAGGCTTTACCAAATAAACCATAATTAGTTCTTGGATCAGTAATAAAACGCCCAGCATCTCGTTCAGATAACATCCAAAAATTTAAAGCTTGAGCACGTTCTCGACTAATAAAATTAGGAACTAACAAAAAATTGTTTTGCTCAAGTTGTGCGTTCATTACACCGTTGTCCAAACTTCTTGCGGTAATGTAGGCCAGTTAATATCACCAGCCACAGGATTAATTGCGTATTGGCGCACTGCATTACGATACACAACAAAATCTTGAACATTACTCAAATAAGGATTACTTTTTGTTGGATCGCCAACATCAGGAATAGTTGTCCAATCCGTTGCTTGTAATTTATTTACTGCGGTTGTTTTATTTTGTGCCGCTGTTGGTGGTGCTGGTGGTACTGGAGTATTAGCCTCAGTCCACTTAGTCATACAGCAGTTTGCCCACGCTGGTAACTCTGTAATAGGTTCATTAGGTATAGGGGTGTTGTATTCAATCCAACCAGCAGTATCTTGCCATTGAAGGGCGTGTACATCTGCAGGGATAGCGCAAGAGCTTAAATCAAGCCCAATATATGCTTTGCCGTCTTCATTAACTGTTCCGTCAACAGGGATAATTGTTAGTTTCATTTTCTACTCCTAATTAATTTGGGTTGTTGCGGTTCAGAAGCCGCTAAAATTAGTTGGGTATTTACTTCGTTAGCTTTAACCATTTCGTTTCTAAACGATTCTACGGCGGCGCCAGTTTGTCTTTGCTGCCCAGAGTTTTCAATAAGCAGCATTGGTAACCACGATATTGCACATTCATAGTTGTCTACTTGATTGCCGCTATTCATATCGTAGCCCTGCACACGAGTAAACCAAGCACAAGTAAGACCTACACAGTCTTTTTTAATTAGCGGGCAAAAAGATCCGTTTTTAAGTGTTCCCATAATTAGTTTTTGCTTGCACGAATAACGTCAATATATTGAACAGCAAGGTTAATTGCATTTCCAGTAAATGTACCAGAGCCACTACCGCTAAATGGGTGATTATGCGCACCATCACCACCTGTAGAACCTGAAGTGATGGTTAGGGGAGTATTACCTTTTTGATAACTATTGTTGTTACCACCACCTTCGTCTGCAGCACCTGTGGGTACTGAGTGAGTATGACTAGGGATTTGAGGTGTTGAAAGTGTTGTATTTCCAACGGTACCGCTAATACTTGTAACACTTACCGAACCGCTTGGAGTCTGGCTTGCAAATGCTGTAGTAAACGCTACCGATCCACCTGTGCTTGCATTTCCTGTTACAACACGTAACGCTGAGTTATCACCAGTCGATGAGTTTTTAGTCCAGCCTGTTGGTGCAGAAGTCTGAGCAAACAACATAACCGTACCTGAATCAAATGCAGCGGCGGCGGCAGAAGTCCAAGCACTACCATTTGAAGTTAATACGTTACCAGTAGAACCAGGAGCTACAAAAGTCACATTACCCGTGCCGTTACCAATTAATACGTTATTAGCTGTAAGCGTTGCAAGTCCTGTACCACCAGAAGCTAC